AATCTGGACGAGTTCAAGCAGTACATGGGCATCGAGTCCCCGAGCCTGCTCGCCCAGGCACCCAAGGAAGCCGCAGACGCTCCGGCGCCTGCACCCGCTGAGGCCGTCCAGGAGCCCCAGGAAGCACCTGAGACCCCTGCCCCTAAGAAGAACACCAAGAAGACCGAAAAGGCCGCCCCTGCGGAAGCTGAGCCCGCTCCTGAGCCTGCTGACGACGCTGCACCCGCTGAGGCCGCAGAAGTGACCGAGGACTTCCGCATCACCGTCCGCAAGCAGCTCGCAGCCCTCAACAAGAAGTGCGGCTACAACCGCGCGGCGGAACTCATCAACGAGCTGACCGGCAAGGGCAAGCTCACCGAGGTCGCACTCGCTGACCTGCCGAAGCTCATGGAAGCAGCAAAGGAGGAAACCAATGCCGACTAAGCACGCCCGCTGCTCCGCGTCGGCCGCGCACCGCTGGATCAACTGCCCCGGATCCGTCGCCCTGTCTGATCAGTGTCCGGATCCCGGCTCCAGCAGCTACGCCGACGAGGGAACAGTCGCCCACAACCTGGCCGAGCTGAAGCTCCGCCACGTCCTGCATGAGATCACCGACGCCCAGTACAAGAAGCGCCTGGCCAAGATCCAGCAGGACGACTACTACAACGGCGAGATGGACGAGGCCACCGACTTCTATGTCGAGACCGTCCTGGAGGAGTTCGCCGCAGCCGGCGAAGGCGCCGAGCTGATGATCGAGCAGCGCCTCGATCTTTCCCAGTGGATCCCGGAGGGCTTCGGCACTTCCGACGCCGTGATCATCGGCGGCAGCATGATCCAAGTCATCGACCTGAAGTACGGCAAGGGCGTCAAGGTCGAGGCCAAGAACAACCCCCAGTTCCGCCTCTACGGTCTGGGCGCCGTCTCTCTGTTCGGCGATCTCTATGACTTCGACACCGTGAAGACCACCGTCGTGCAGCCCCGTCTCGATCACGTTGACAGCGAGGTCGTCATCCTGAAGGAGCTGCTGCTCTGGGGCGAGGAGGAAGTCGCGCCCCGCGCCATCATGGCCATGGAGGGCTCCGACTACTTCGTGGCCGGCGACTGGTGCCGCTTCTGCCCGGCGAAGGCCCGCTGCCGCAAGCGTGCAGAGTTCAACCTGGAGCTGGCCCGGATGGAGTTCCAGAAGCCCCCGCTGCTCTCCAGCGAGGAGATCGGCGAAGTGCTGGCCAAGGCCGACCACCTGAAGAAGTGGGCCGAGGAGGTCAGCGAGTACGCTCTGGAGCAGGCCCTGGCCGGTGAGCACTTCGACGGCTGGAAGCTGGTCGAAGGCCGCAGCAACCGCAAGTACGCCGACGAGATCCAGGTGGCCGACAAGCTGAAGGCCGCCGGCTTCGACGAGGCGATGCTCTACCAGCGCAAGCTCTACGGC